ATTTAACGGTGAGTGACATGGGGTGGTTTGAGTGGAATGAGGGACGGTTCGAGTGGAATAGTATGTTTAAGGACGCGGGACTCCGCCTGCGCCATCGGGGGGGTGCCCGGTGGGTGGGTCTGCGTCCTGCGCCGTCTCGTTTCCCTCGGCGTCGCCGTTAAATTTAACGCTAAGCTCTGCTAGCAGTGAGTCTGCATCCGCCTCGATGATGGTGGCATCCGTTGCGCCTGCAGATATCAGGCCACGGAGCTCTTGCATCACACGGGCGCGTGCATCCTCGCTGCTCGATATGGTCCTAACCTCTTTCCTCTCAGTGAATGCGGCCACCTCAGTTACCGTGCCAAGTACCTTGGCAGCGGCTGTTATCTGGCCGGGCTTACTCTCGGGGTCAACAATGACGCGCACGAGGGATTGGATAACCAATTCGCGCAGGGCGGCAGGGGAGCGCAGTTTCGCCGTCTCTAGTGCCAGGGTGTAAGCCTCTATCTCTCGGGACACCCGAGGGTCTGCTGCCAGTCTGTAGGGTTCTGCTTCCATTGTTTTGGCGCTCTTGACGTTGTATGCGGCCCGGTATGCGTCTGCTTTCGTGCTGCCCTTCGCCACCTCATGCGCGAACTTACGTTGTTTGGCGGTTAGCTGGCGAGAGACGTCAGCACCGAGAATGTGTGCAATGGGAACTTGGTTTAGTCCTTCCTCTATCTGCTTTCTGGTTAGTCTCATAGGTGTTTGTCCTACTGGGGTTCTATACAGTATAGGGGAACAGGGGGAGAAAGCAAGGGGACTGCTGTTCGCTTGCGCTCACTGCGGGCGGACTCCGGCCATGCTCCAGGGCTCACACTGTACGTTTATACATGAGGGTTTGTCCCTAGTGACAAGGGCCGGGCAAGGGCCTACAGTCTCCCTATGCGTTGCACGGTGCAGCGCACTACAGGAGACACCGCCATGTTTACAGTCACAGTGAAAGACAGGTCGGGCAACACCTATACGGAGAACTTCAACACCGACCGCGAAGCGCTGCGGTTCTGCCGGGAAGAAGTCAAATGGGAGTCAACCTCCCGCGTAGTCTGCGATGCCATCGGCTTTGATGAGCATGGAGACTTTACCCGACTAGTAGATCGTGCCTGACCTACACATAAGGAGAACCAGACCATGAACTACATAGAGTCCCTGCGCACCATGAACCGAGAGCTTACAGCCCGACACGACGAAGTGTCGGAGAGGATCGAACACTTCCGGCAGCACCTGCTCTCCCCTAAATTTGTCGGGGTTGACGTTGACGGTGACCGGAAGGATTGGATATCAACAGCCGATGTTCTCCGTTTCCTTGACGACCTCAAGAGGGCCTGACATATCCGTCTAGGGTCTTCTTTCGGACCCTATGGGATGAGCCATCGGCCATCGCAACATTAGGAGAACACCATGCAAACCACAATCGACCAATACGCTGACGTTCTGGACGTGCGCGACATCATCGCCCGCGTTGAAGAACTGGAATCTGACATTGAAGACATGACAGAAACCGAGCATACCGGCCACCAAGCAACGGCTGATGCGCTCGCTGAAGAACTGACAGCCCTTCGGGCTTTCTTGGAAGAACTCGCAGGCGCTGGCGGGGATGAGCAATGGCGCGGTGACTGGTATCCCGTAACGCTGATTCGCGAGTCCTATTTTGTGGACTACGTGCAGGAATTGTTGGAGGACTGCGGGGACATCCCGAAGAACCTCCCGCACTACATACACATTGATTGGGAGCGCACCGCGCGGGATATCCGCACGGACTATTCCGGGGCTGACTTCCACGGCGTTACCTATTGGTTCCGCTAAGTGACCACTGAAGACAAAGCCCTGATTCTCGTTTCCCTGGTGGCGCTGCTGCTGGCGCTGCTGGGGGTAATTTGACACTGCTGCGCGCCCTGCGCGCTGGAAGGATTGACCTATGCAAACCGAATCTTTGATTGGCCGCACCCTTACGTGCGCAGAAACCGGAAAGCAATTCATCGGGGCATCTGACGGGTTCACGACGAACTACGCCAGAAACGCCGCCGGGGAGGTGTTTTCAGATGAAGGCGTACACCTGCGCGAAGTCCGGGCACTGCTGGACCGCTCCGGCCCCTTCACGGGCTATCTGTCGAGCGATGGCAAACGCCTGACGGGATGGAAGGGCAACACCCTAGGCCATGTGGTCGATTCCAATCCATGCGAGCTGACCCGGCTATCGTACACACATGGCAAGTATTACCAGTCCGTCAGGGTGCGGGATGTCCACGGCCGCGAATGGTACGGGAGGGGGTCGCCTGGAATCTGCATCCGCCTTCGCCCGACTAAGCATTGACCGGCACCTATAGCCCCTGCTGGGGGGGGGCTATAGGGGCATGTTGCCCGACATACACAATCAGGAGATTGACCTATGAATTGGCATTACGTTTACGGCGCAGTCTGGACTACGCCCCTTGGCCCGGAAGACGGCGGGCAATGCGTGGCCGTGCGCGCCAGCAAGTCCAATCTTGAGCCTACCGAAAAGGACGCCGCGCTTCGCCTTATGGCCGCTGCACCTGAACTGCTGGCCGCGCTGCAGGCCCTGACAGATTGGGGACGGGATCACACTAGCCCGAAAGACCCGAATAGCCCGCATGCCCTGCTAGTCGCGGCCAGTGCCGCCATCGCCCGAGCTACCGGAAAGGACTGACCTATGAACCACTGGATTCTGAGACCGGACACGATTCAAACCATCATCGAAAACTTGGATCGAAACCTCATGACGCTCAGTGCCGCGAAAAACTATTTTTCGGCTTACGGTGTCCACATCCAAGGAAACACAAAGCAGGCGTTTATTCGTGAGCTTTGCAAACAAGCCGCCACTTCAAAGGACTGACCTATGCCTGACATCCCCTTCCGGACACACCGACACCCTTCTGAAAGGATCGCATCGTGATTAAACACATTCACATCGCCAAAAATCCCTCATACCCGCCCTACGGCGTCATTGTTGAGTACACCGACGGGCGTGAGTTGTGGGACGGTGACTGCGCCGCATCAACTGAGGAGCAAGCGCTTGCTCACGCAAAAGAGCAACACCCCCGCCGCAAGGTGCTGATGTGGGACAACCCAAAGCACTACGGCAATCGAAAGGGGGCTTAACCATGTACGGCCTTTCCATGCCTTGCCTTGATCCTGAGCAACTTTTGGCGCTTCGCCTTATCGGTAACGGCTGGAATACTAAGCTCACCCCGTTTGGGAACGCAATTGTTTCCGCTCAAGTGCAAAGCCTTCAACGAGCCGGCTTGATTGTCCAAGAGCCTCGCCGCTGGATGGGGTATCGACTTACCGCAGCTGGCCGCACTATCGCCACTTCAAAGGACTGACCTATGGAAATCCCCTGCCTCGATCCTGACCGGCCCCTGTCCCCCTCAGAGCTGGCCGACGAACGCTGGGAGCGCCGCCGTGCTCGCGTTCGCACCCGTGCCCACATTGAACGCCTGGAAGCCGCGCTTCACTGGGCGCTGGAGCATATGCAGATTGACGATAAGTTGGACCCGGACCAACACGCCGCCCTGACAGATGCATGGTCCCTTTTGGAGGACTGACCTATGAACAAACTTCGCGCCGCACTGCGGGACAAATTTGGACCGCGCCGCTACCGTATCCGCCAGAGTGGAGAGGTGGACGTCCACGGGACTATTCCGAACACCGGCATTGTCGGGTGGTACTTTTACGGGTACATCGAAGACATGCACCACTGGTTTGATCTGGAGGACTGACCTATGCTCTATTCCAAAACTGCCCGCTGCGCCCGCTGGGGCGCTGAAAAGGGTGCCCGCCGCGTAAGTGGGCTGACCCGCGCCGAAAGGGAAGCCGTCAGGAACGGTGAAGAAGTGCGGTTCAAGGGTTGTCCCCTAGTGGACGGAACCGATGAGAGGCGCATAATTTTTACGGGCGGGAGGTTCTTTGCCCGTATGCCGAAGGAGTGACCGCTGCCCGCTTCGGCGGGCTTTTTTACGCTTGACACCACTCAAAGGACTGACCTATAATCCTGCCCATCTGCTTGTGTGGCAACGAGCAGAGAGAGCCGCTAGATCAGACTCCGACCCCGCATGGGGTACTCCCTCTCAGGGAAGTTGCCACCGGGGTCTGTTCTAGCGGTTTTTTTTCGCCCGTACTCCGCACGATAGCAAGTGCCTTCGTAGGCAGCGCGGAAGGAAATACGGCAAGCCATGTATGGCACTGGCTAGGAGGGTTATGCCTAGCGCCCCGTGTGATGCACCCGCACGCCTAAGTAGCGAAAGCCAAAGGGATATACAGAACCCTGTGATGAACAGGATTAAAGCCAGCGGACAGCGACCAACCTCCTCGGAGGAGT